ATTGAGGGTTCTTCTCAAACATATAATGCAGATGGAACGCTATTAGGTGTTGGCAATGTACCAGAATCAAATACGCCAATTAAACATAGTGTTAATTTAACATTTTCAGGCGTAGATCAATCTTTAATTTCTACTTGTTTAAGTAATGATGTTCTTGGAACAGAAGTAAAAATTTATCGTGGTGTAGTAAGTGGAACGACTTGCATTGCTGATCCTTTTTTAATATTTCATGGACATTTATCAAACTTTCAAGTGAACGATGGTGGAAGTAGTGCCGCTTTAGGAATGACAATCACAAGTCATTTTGGAAATTATGAAAAAATAAACGGAAGAACAACATCGGATATATCTCAACAAAGATTTTTTTCAGGCGATAAAGGTTTTGAATTTTCAGCTTTAACTATTAGAGATATTAAATGGGGTAAAGAATAATGTTTAATTGGTTTGATAGATTATTAGTTAAGGTAGCAAAGAAAATATTAAATAGATATGCACCTAAAGGCGAGTTTATTGCCTATATTAATAAGCAAGAAGAAAAAATATTAAAAGATTTAGGTGGATATGGAAAACCTATAAACGAAACAGGAATTAAATCTTTTTGGAGTATTAGCAGTGCTTGGAATTGGGCAACATCAACAATTTCAAGTGCAATTACAACAGCCGCACCATTTCTAAAAACAATAGCACCTTGGATTAGTTATATTCAAATGGCGATCATGGTTATCTCTTGGATAAAAAAACCAGATCAGCCAGACACTCCAAACATGGACGGACAACCTGAACAAATTGCAAAAGGAATTTTAGTTAATAAAACTTCTTCAAACGCACCATTACCAATTATCTATGGTCAACGTAAAATTGGTGGAACCGCAGTTTTTATTGAAACATCAGGAACAGATAATGAATATCTTTATATGATAATGGCTTTATGTGAAGGCGGAGTTGAGTCTTGCGAATCAATTTATATAGATGATAAATTAGTAACGTGGTCAGGTGCTTTAACAGATGGAACAGAAAGAACAGTTGATAGTTCTGATTCAAATTTTTATAAAGCTGATCCGACAGTAGATGGTTCAAGTGCTGAATCAACAATATCGGCTACTTGGTATGATGGCGATGATGATCAAACTTATAATACAACAGTTGGTGCTTTATCATCTTGGACTTCAAGTCATAGATTAAGAGGTGTTAGTTATCTTGCTTTAAAGTTTAAATGGAATCAGGATTGTTTTGGTGGAATACCAAATGTTAAATCAATTATTAAAGGAAGAAAAGTTTATGATCCTAATTTAGATACAACTAAAACAGGCGGTTCAGGTTCTCATAGAGAAGATACAGCTTCAACTTGGGCATACTCTGATAATCCAGTTCTTTGTACGTTAGACTATATGCGTAATTCAAGATTTGGAATGGGTATTGCTAATAGTTTTTTTGATGGAGATTATGCTGATTGGCAAATAGCCGCAGATGTATGTGATGTTGATGTAACTCCATATACTGCCGCTAGTGCTATTGATTTGTTGGATATGGGAGCAGTGATTGACACTAAAAAGAAATGTATTGAAAATTTAAAAACAATGGTAACAGGATTTAGAGGTTATCTAAATTATGCGAATGGAGAATATAAAGTTTTATCAGAATCAACTGGTAGTGCGGCAATCAGTTTAACTGAAGATAATATCATTGGTGGTATTCAAGTATCAAGTTTAGATAGAAATTCAAGATTTTCAAGAGTTATTGTAACATTTGTTAATCCATCAAAATCGTATCAAGCTGACGAAGCACAGTGGCCGCCAATAGATGATTCGGGTTTAGCGGTAGCCGATCAACACGCTACCATGAAAACTGCTGATGGTGGATTTTTACAAGAAGGCAGATTTGATTTTCCTACTATAACTAATTCGTATCAGGCACAAGGTCTTGCAGAATTAATATGCAGACGTTCAAGAAATAATCTGAATGTTGCTTTAAGATGTGATGCGACAGGATTAGATTTGATGGTAGGTGAAATTGTAAATATAACACACGCAACTCCAGCTTTCTCTGCAAAAACATTTAGAGTTCAAGGTATGCAAGTAAATTCCGATTTGACCACAGAGTTACAGCTTACAGAATACCAAGCGGCTTTCTATACTTGGGCAACACAATCACAAGCGGCAGTAATACCAGATACTACTCTGCCAAATCCTTATTCTGTTGTTGCTCCAGCGTCCGTTACGCTTGATGACGAAATGATAGAATATTCGGACGGAGTAGTGATTACCCGACTTTTAATAACAGTAGGTGCTTCCACAGATAAATTTAGACAATACTATCAAGTTGAAACTAAAAAAACTTCTGAAAGTGATTATAAAATTTTAACTAAAGGCGTAAGTGCTGTTTTAAATTATCAGCAATTAAATGTAGTAGATGGAGCGGAATATTCGGTTAGGGTTAAATGTATAAATTCTCTTGGAGTATCTTCTGCTTATACAACAGCTACAAGAACAATCGTTGGTGCTTCTGATACGCCAAGTGATGTTTCAACTCTATCTGTATCAATGGTTGGTTCAAATCAAATGCAGTTACAATGGACTCCTGTTGCAGATTTAGATGTTTCATACTACGCAATCAGGTATCAAGATGTAACAAGTGGTGCTGGTTGGAACTCATCAACAAATTTAACACAAGTTGTTAGAAGAAAATCAAATAGTGTTACGATCAATGCTCGTACAGGAGCTTTCCTGATAAAAGCTGTCGATAAACTCGGCAACGAAAGCGACAACGAGGCGATTGTCTATTCAAATATTTCAGGACTTGAACATTATACAAATGTTGGAACTTATAATGAAGAAACTATTAATGCTGTAACAGGACAAAGCTGGGAAGGAACTTTTGATGGAGATTGTGTTAAAGGACAGGATTCAGATAATAATTTTATAGCAACTCTTGATACGATATTACTTTGGGATTCTGCTGTTGGCGATATTGATGACGCAGATGGATTAATAGATAGTGGGCCAACAGACGCAACAGCTAATCCAACTTATTATTTAGCAAACATAGAAAGTTCTGGAGAATATATAGGTGGGAACACAATATCGCTTGATTCCGTTTATGACGCAACTTTTCAGGCAACGATTGATTTAACAGTTAATGATCTTTGGGATTTATTCGATAGTGGTCGTGGAGCAAGTGCCTTTGATGATGCTCAAGGTCCATTTGATGGAACAGCTCCGTCAAAGTGCGATGCTTTTCTTCAAGTTGGTTCAAGTGAAAGTTCTTTAGGTGCTATTTCAACCTATAATGATATTTCACAACAAGCGACAGTTAAAGGAAGATATTTTAAATTTAAACTAAAACTAACAAGTGCTGATAATAAAGCTAGACCTGAAGTTTCCAGTATGCAAATTGTATTAGCTTTAGAAAAAAGACTGGAAAGTGGAGAAGATGTGGTTAGTGGTGCTGGAGCAAAGGCGATTACTTATACCAACGCATTTTACGCAAGTCCAGCAGTTGGGATAGCCGCACAAAATATGGCAACAGGAGATTATTATACAATAACCAGTAAAACAAAAACAGGATTTACTATAACCTTTTATAACAATTCTGCGGTAGCACAAGACAGAACCTTTGACTATGTTTCAAAAGGATATGGTTTGAAATCTTAAAACTAATGGTATAAAAGAATAAAAAGGAATTAAAAAATTATGAGTACAGTTTCAGATTATACATTAAGTAACATTGGATTCAGTGCATTTCGTTCAGAACTGAACGATATTCTTGGAGCAATCAACACACTTAACGCAACCACTTCCGCACCAGCTTCAAAAGCGGCTGGAAGTTTATGGTTGGATACGACTTCGGCAACAACACCAACTTTAAAATTTTACGATGGATCAGATTGGATTTCACTTTGCACCTTTAACTATTCGGGGAACACTGTAAATTGGTTAGACAATACTGTTACTGCTGATTTAAGTGGGGATTCAAGTCCACAATTAGGCGGAGATTTAGACATGGTAACTTACGATATAGTTACAACTTCCAACAGAGATATAGA